CTGGCGGGAGTCCTCCCCATAGACCAGCACCTTGCAGTCGAGCTGTTCGCCCGTCGCCGGATGGTTCGGTGTGAGCCACGCGCCATCTTCGGCTGCGGAGGAGACGTCGAGGGACCCCAGGTCCACTCCGGCGCTGCGCTCTGCGCTCTCCTGAGCCTTCTCTGCCATGTGTAACTCCTTCTTTCTCACTGGTTTAGAGCTTGTCGATGTAGATCGTCTTGTTGAGAGCCGAGTTCGGTGAGTACCTGATCGACATCCAGTTCATCTTGGTCATGATCGGACCGTCGTCACCCTTGCCCTCCTCGCAGCTGGTGTACTTCACCCGCGGGAAGGTGATCCGGTACTGGTTCGAGTCCGGGTCGCTGAGAGTGAACTGGATCATCGACTCCGTTTCCCCGTAGAACTTTGCGGAGATGGTGTCGTCCTCCTTGTAATAGGTCACGGAGCCGTCGCACCGGAACTTCCGGGCGATCGCCTCGCCAGCCTCGTCACTGCCGAGCGCCTCGGTCATCATGTAGTTGTTCGCGACGTTGAAGCTCAGCGCGGTCATGACGTCCACCGCGGCGCCGCCCTCCAGGTAGGTGCCAGAGAGCCCGTCGAAGGGACTGTACTGGGTCGCAGCGGTCGGGGTTGCGTCGAGGGTGGTCGCCGTCTCCGTGTAGTTCTTCGCGAGGAGACCCCAGGTGACGGTGGAGATGCCGTTCGGCGGCACGGTGAAGGCGCCGGTGTCAACCACGAGACCACGGTAGATGTGGAACCGGGTGAGGTCGTTGTAGCGAAGCTCCACGGTGAAGCTCTGCTCGGAGGTGCCGTTTGCGATCCGCACCACCTCGTTGATGACCACGGTGTCACCGGCGGTCTTCGAGGCGAGCGGGGTCTGCCCGGTGTAGGTCGGCTGGACCGTCAGAGACGACGCGCTCGCCGTCACGACGTACCAAGTGGCGTTGTTCGCGACGGCGGTCGTGGTCCATCCGCTCATGGTGATGTAGTCCCCGGCGGAGATGGTGCCGAACCCGGCGGCGGAGTCGGCGACAGTGCCGCCGTCGCTGGTCGGGTCCTCGGTCGCCGAGATGGTGGCTTTCGAGATCTGAGCGAACGGGGTGGGCCACCCGGTCGCGATCGGGTGTCCGATGAGAGCCATGAGCCAGTTGTCGAAGTTTGAGTAGCACAGCTCACTCACGATGTCGCCAGAGCCCGACTTCCGGCCCATTCGGACATCGCCGATCTGGCGATCACCGAGGGACCGGGCACTCTCGAAGGGGTTCCGCACTGGGCGCAGAGACTCCGTGTTGTGCCAGAGTTCGAGCATCGTAGGCGTCCCGGGAGTGGTGCCGTAGACTGATTCCTGGATGTAGCTGATCGTCTGCAGCTCGCCACGTCCGATTGCCATGTTGAATTCCTCCTGTCGTTTACAGCTCGGGGCGGTGAACCGTCCACCAGATCGTGACGGTCTGGTGATACCACCGCGGTTCGGACAGCCCAGGCGAGCGCCACACCCGCCAGATGGACACGGTTACTCCGTCGTCAGACGTGATCCGCGTTCCCGACTTGAAATGAGCCATCAGGTCGTCTGCAAGGCGCCTGATCCGCCCAGTGCCCTCTCCGGCTGCGCCGTACAGTTCAACGTACAGCTCGCCATCGACCCTCGTGTACCCGTTCTCACCGTAGGAGCCTCGTTCTGGCGGTCCGGTAGGGTTGAAGGTGACCCTCCACCAGTCCTCGCCCTCGGTCGGCGTGAATCGGTCATTCTCGAAGGATACCGCAGCTCTCCCGGTGGTCGGGTCAGCGGGGAGCTGCGTGAAAGCCAGTAGATGCGTTTCGAGCGCCTGCTGGACCTGATCGTAGACCTGAGCCATGTCACCGCCCCTGCATCGCCGAGATGATCGACTGGAAGGCGCCGGAGACGATCCCGTTCGGCGCCTGCTTCGACCATCCCCGTTCCAGCGGCCAGATGTAGACGAGGTTGTTCACGATGTAGACCACGGTCGATTCCTTGACCTTGGTCGGGACCTTGTTGATCTCCTCGGCGGTTTTGCTGCCGGACTTGTTCGTCCGCTCCACCGTCCCCTGCGGGATCGTGCCGATGCCGATCCGCCAGTTGCCTCTCGCAAGTCCCGTATCTACAGGAGTTCGCTTCACGATCTCCGCGTAGAGGTCGAAGCAGATCTTCCTGAACACCTTGGAGTTGTGATTCTCCACCGTGGCGTTGAAGTTCTTGATGACAGCGAGGAAATCGCCCATCAAGCCCCCTCCAGCCCCACTCGCCAGATGATGTCGGTCCCCGCCGGGGAGACCTGGGTGACGCCGGTGACGCGGTAGGAGTCGCCCACTGCATCGACGATCATGTCCGCGACCTGCGGCATGGTCGAGTCCTTCGCCTTCAGGATCGCGAACCGCCGCTTCGAGGCGGCGAGACCACCGATCGAGGAGTTATCGAAGTCCCCGACGGCGCCCTCAGAACCGCGCACCTTCGCGTCAGCAGTCGGCAGGATGACGCCGACCACCGCCGAAGAGGTGGTCGTGACGTAGGACCCGCCCTCGTGGGGGTCGTACTCGCTGCCGTCGCTGGTCCTCAAGAGCGTCATGGTCTGCCCGAACTTCCCCAGCAGGGTGTCCGCCAGGGTCGCCATCTTCCCGTAGTCGAAGGTCGTCATGACCGGACGACCTCCACCTGATAGAGGGTGGACATCGCGAGCCCGAGCAGGAGGGCGTCGATCAGCGGGTAGGTCGTGCCCTGGGGCGCCGCCTCGCTGTAGCGCACCCTGACGGCGCCCGTGACCTCTTCCTCGACCACCTTCTGAGTCTGGTCGCCGAGCAGGTCGCCGTCAAGCGCCCGGACTGCCGCCTCGCAGCAGGCGTCCTCGACGCGGGGCGGGACCACCGTGGACTCGATCGACCGCCCGAAGCGGTCGTAGGCGCCGCTCCTGGGCCACCCGAGCGCCTGGGTGTCCGACCCGATATCCCCGGTCGCCCACTCGTAGTTCGCGTCGAGGTACTGGGTGGCGCTGACGAGCGCCGCCTCCTTCTCCGCGTTGGTGGCGGCAGTCCAGCTCGCCGGGACGCCGCGGTTCGTGAAGTAGGTCTCGGCGTCGGCGAGCGAGATGTAGGAGTTCGCGTCTGACTTCCCGGTGCCGTCCTCAGCCACGAGAGCCATTCAGCACCCCCTACGGCGCGTTTGTCAGGAGGTAGGCGCGAGCCGCCACCAGGGTCTTCGCATCGGCTGGCAGCTGGACCCCGATCTCGTCAGCGATCGACCGAAGCGCCTTCAGGCTCGTCGCTGCCGCCACCTTCACCTCGAACGCCTCTCTGACGTCAGGGGCGGGCTGATCGGGCGGCGGCGCTGCCGCCTCCGGCGCCTCGTCCCCGGCGGGCTCGTGGATCTTGGGGTCGAAGTCGCTCACGTTGATGACGAGCAGGTGCCCCTGCTTGTTCTTCACGACCACTGTCGGCAAGCTACCCATGTCAGCTCCCTTCGCTCTGAAGAGGTGGCGGGGGACCGCAAAGTCCCCCGCCACAATCACTTACGGGCTAGTCCTCCAGCCTGACGGCGCGGTTGCCGTCCAGGGTCTTGATGCCGTAGAGGACGTCGAGGGCGACATGGACCTCGGAGCTGTTGCCGACGTAGTACATCCGGGACCGCAGCGCGAGCCCGGTCTTCGGGTCGGAAATCGAGGCGATCCTGGCGCCCAACTGGTTGCCGGTCTCCGGCAGCGGAGCCATCGCGAGCGCGAGCCAAGTACGGTGGAACGCGATCGACTGCTGACCACTGGCTTGCGTCTTGGTCACAGCCGCGCTGGTCGAGTAGGTCGCCACGGAGGCGGGGGAGAACGTCACGGTGATGAGGTTCGCGGCAGCGGTCGCGTCCGCCGTGATCGTGTAGCTCTGACTGTTGCCAGCCATGACGAAGGTGTCACCAGCCTTCACGGTGCCGCTCAGGGAGCCGCCGGAGTCCTTGAAGACGCAGGTGGTCACGCCCGCCGCGATCCCGGCGTTCAGCTGCAGCGCGGTGCCCGCGGTCAACGTCCCGGCGGTGTGGGTCGGGGCGTTCTGGTTCGCGAAGAACTCGAAGCCGTAGCGGCTACCGAAGACGGCGGTCCGCTGGGTCGCCTCGCCGGTCGCACCGGCGCCCGACCACTGGGCGAACGCTGACTGCTGCAGCAGCTCGGACTCGACGGTGCCGCTGACCATGAAGTAGAGCTGGTTGTCGTTCATCGGGACGCCGTTGTCGAAGAGGACCTTCCGACAGCCCACGATGTCGGCGACCGCGACCGGGGCGGTGGCAGTGACCTGCCACGGGATCAGGTAATACTGAGCCGCGATCGCTTGGTCGATGTTGTCCGCCAGCGCGTATGCGGCGGGCCGGATGTGTTCGTTGATGATGTCGTCCTGGGTCGCCGCCAGCTCCTTGTCGGTGAGCTTGAACTTCACTTCCTTCCACTGGTCCAGGTTGATCTGGATGTTGGAGGCGGTGATGTCCGCGGCGGTC